TCATTTTCTTTCGTCTTCCACTTCCGGAATACCCGCAACAGAAGTCAATAAGCTGACAACACCTGCCACTACCGCCGAAGACACTGCCAACTTCCAATCAACTGTTGTCACTGTACTTCCTACGGCAATAATCGACACTGCTGTCTGTGCCATCGTTTTTATCGCTCTGATTCCTGCAGCTTTCATCCATTTTTTCGTGCTTACGCTTACTTTAAATACACAATTTTTTAACATTACTATCACCCTTTCCCTTCTAAATCTTGTATCCTGTGATTTGCTACTTTTATATCCTCTGTATTTAGGGCTACTGATTTTTCCAATTCATAAACTCTGTCGATTACCTGATTATGTACATCCTGCTTTTTCTCCAACTGCTCAAGACGATAAGTGACCAAAGCAGTAGCTTTTTTGTTTGCGAAGTATGCGCCAGACATCGTCCCCATCATGGATATAGCTGCAATCACAATTTCTACTACATATTGTTGCATTTCCTTTTCCCTTCCCAGATGTTTTCTTCTGTGCATTACTCCGTATCCTCTACCATGAATTCCAAAGCATGCATTTGCTTGAGATTTAATGGCTCATTTTCGATTTCTGTCAGTCGAACTACCAATACCGGAATTTCAATCTCTGTCTGCATCAATTCCTGTATTTGCGAGTTTTTGTCTGCATCAGATGCGTCTGAATTGTTAATCTTCTGCAGATCGTCCTCATAAGGTTTATAAGCTTCTAGTAATTTACCATAGTTGCGGTTAATTTGGTGCGATAAGCGCACCCGAAGATCCGGACCATCATTTATCAAATCTGTTAATTGATTGATACATTCTACCATTTTTAAATTAGTCATTTTCATATTATGCTTCCTCCATTTCTGCGAATACTTGATCTGTGAAATCTGCAATATCCTTTTTTACCTGTGTAGCATTTTTGATATACAAATCTTTGTCGGTAATATTGGTGCTGATATTACCATTTTGTAAATTTGCATACATTGTTGCGGCCACCTTGTTCTCTCCAAACTGGCTACTTCCTGTTAAAGTTACTGTCTTTGTGATTGTCATCATAGTTTCTTCCTCCTTAAAATAAAATATTTATATAAAAAAGACCCATCATAAAATTGATATGCGTCCATAATTTGTGGTACATATCACATAAAGATAGGTCTTTTTTATCCTATGCAATAGATTGTGTTTTGTTGTTAATTTGATTCTCCAAATATGCAATACGCGCTTGCATTGGAATAATCTGCTTATTAACCAGATCGCCTAACTTTGCATACAATTTTTGCACCATGTGCGTATTTAGAGCGATAAACTCTCCGTAATTGAGTCCGTACAAATAATCAATAGGAGTTGCTGATGTATCTTCTATTTCTGTCCCATCTGAGGTGTGTACAGTCGGATAAACAGGATCTTTGCAATACGCTGCCAGATCTACAGCATTGAGTCCGGCCTCATCCATCGCTGTCTTTGTCCACTGTGCTATAAATCCAATACGTGTACGATCATGGTTGTCATCCGGATTAACATTACGCCATCTATATGTCACAGGTTGCATCAGCATATACAAGCGCTCATATCGCTCATCAATCGCCTGCACATTGTCTTTCTGCCGTAAATCGGAAGTCTGAATTGTTCCATTAGTAGCATACACATACTGCCATTTATAAGTAGACGTGCCGAGACGATGTTTGCCTGTAATAGACGGATACAGATATCCGTTCGTAGCGTCTGAAGCAAAAATTGCATTTGTGGCTGCAAACATACGCACTGTATTGCCATATACAGTTGTCATTCCTGCCTTTTTTTCCTTAGCTCCATATCCTATTAATAAATTGTGCCCTCCATTATAGATCATCATTTGTCTATTGGTGTTACTTGTGTCTTTTGCATATATCCCCCTATTATTTCCCAGATAAAGACTCCCTGAAAAATCCACGGTGCCACCAAACGATGCAGATGTACCTGTTATTTTTGTTTCAATTGTATTTGCCGAGTTTGTGAACGACAGCATTGGATAGATGGAATTATAGCAGCCAAGGATAGCTTTATCACCTGCTGTGGCGGTGTTGGAAAAATCCAAATAATTACCTCGAATAGTACACGTATTGATACGCGAATTGGCACTGTTTTGTATAAACACTCCACCATTATCAATATTGTTGAGTCTAATTCCAAGCGATGGGCTTAGCATAATACCGGTGTTTTTCGTGTCGCTAATAGCCGTCAACCCAGCCTTTAATCCGAGTGAACTAAGCGCCCAGCCAGCTATCTTACCACTGTTAGTAGTTATTGTTGCACCCGATATAGATCCTGTGGCAGTTATCGCCTGTGCAAACAGATCCGATACATTGATTTGTGCTGCTTTAATGGATCCTGTGGTAATCTTACCCCCATCTATTGTTGTGGTATTAGTGCTATACAATCCATGCAGTTCACTCAAAGCGCTATTGGCTGTCCCAGATGCGCTATTAGCTGTTGTCTTCGCTGTGTTAGCTGTACTTGCCGCACTGTCTGCTGTTGTCTTTGCCGCACTTGCCGTGCTGAACGCACTATCTGCTGTTGTCTTTGCTGTACTTGCCGTGCCGGACGCACCATCCGCTGTCTTTTTTGCACTATTAGCTGTTTCCGTCGCACTAGTCGCCGCTTTATTGGCTGCATTTGCCGTTTCCGTTGCACTGGATGCCGCTGTACTTGCTGCACTTGCCGTACTAGAGGCTGTGTTAGCTGTACTTTGTGCTGTTTTGGCTGCACTTGCTGCGTTATCAGCTGTAGTCTGTGCTGTCTTTGCTGCACTTGCTGCATTATTGGCTGTTGTCTGTGCCGTTCCGGCTGCACTTGTAGCGCTATTTGCAGTGCTTTGCGCTGTCGATATATCGCTTTGCATTCCTACAATGATCTTAGTCGCTCCAAGATTACTAATAAACGCAGTGCTGGACATAAGATTGTCAACATCAATCTGCGCCGCTTTAATGGAGCCTGTAGTAATCTTGCCTCCATCTATTGTTGTGGTATTGGCGCTATATAATCCACGCAGCTCACTCAAAGCGCTATTGGCTGTCCCAGATGCGCTATTAGCTGTTGTCTTCGCTGTGTTAGCTGTACTTGCTGCACTGTCTGCTGTTGTCTTTGCCGCACTTGCCGTGCTGACCGCACTATCTGCTGTTGTCTTTGCTGTACTTGCCGTGCTGGATGCACCATCCGCTGTTTTTTTTGCACTATTGGCTGTTTCCGTCGCACTAGCCGCCGCTTTATTGGCTGCATTTGCCGTTTCAGTTGCACTGGATGCCGCTGTACTTGCTGCACTTGCCGTACTAGAGGCTGTGTTAGCTGTACTTTGTGCTGTTTTGGCTGCACTTGCTGCGTTATCAGCCGTAGTCTGTGCTGTCTTTGCTGCACTTGCTGC